CATCACTCATAATTATTCCCCTCCTTTCTCATTACCTATTAAACTAAGAAGTGAATTAGCGGTTGCATCATCACCCTCTTCCTCTTTCTTGAGGTCTGTAGCATCACTGTCAACGTCTTTAAGGCTGAAGTTACCACCACCCATCACGGTGTCTGTAACGCCAGCTGTTTCCCAAGACAGAATCTCTGCCACACATGCTTCCTTCCAAAGCTTAACATCCAATACTTCATCGGTAACAAACTTGTTATGATTAAGCATTGCAATAACTTTGTCAAAAAGATGTTCGGGTACATCGCTTGCATTAAATGCTACCATAAAAATTGAATCGGCATCAAGCTTAAGCTCTTTAGCTGTTCTTATAGCGTCTTTCTTTTCAAGGATAGCCGTTTTAGCTTCACCTTCCTCGATTTGCAACTCCAGTCCTTCTTTTTCTACTTTGAATTTTGCCTCGACTGCATCTCCTGCATCTTTTCTTACCGAAGCCAAAAGTTCTGGGTAGTCTTTTTCAAGCTCTACCAGTGTTTTCTTCTCCATCTGCCCTTCCTCCTTAGAATTACTATTTAGTTCTGTTTCTTTTATTTCTACATTCTCTTCTTTTGGGGTAGCTTCCCCTTCGGACATGTTGCCGATTATATCTATGTCAACATCCACCTCTTCTTTAGAGAATGCAGATGATTGTGTTTTGTTGTCCCATCCGAATACACATACCGACCCTTCATTAACAACTGCCTTGCGAAAGATGGTAGCGTCTGGGCCTTTCATAGTGAACCCATTAACCTCTGCCGTTTCGCCCTTGCCAAGCCTCTGTATTTCACTTGGATTAACAGATATGCTTGCCTGATACGGAAAACCTTCCTTGGACAGCTTCTGGAACTCCCTGCTTTCTTCGGTGTCCACAAATGTCGTCTTGTCCGGGTCGACCTTTACACCGAATTCTTTGCTAACCATAATATTCTTAGCGAAAGCTATTTTCTTAGATGTGTCATGGTTCTCAAGTATCGGTGTCTTTTTTGACTGGAAAGATAGACCCCCCAAGTCAATAGCAAGGTCGTCCCAGTACCAATGCCCCTTGATTATACCGCCAGTATAAATGGTCATATCTAGCTTAGGTGTTTCGTCACCATCTTTACCGAACACGCTTGAAGAGCACTGGTTATCAACAAACCGCATTGCACCACGGGGCAGCTTACCTCTCTCCAAATCCTCCGACACCTTATCTTTAGTTGGTTTTGCCATTGGTTATTCTCCTTATATGTTACATTACATTGCTTACGCTTAAATTACCGTCATTAATATTTGTTATTGTCAGCAGTATTGGCACAATGGATACGATTCTGAATATCAAGATTGCTAAAAACAACATTAAAATCAGAAGAAACCGTAACTGATGGTGAAAAAGTATAAGCGTATTGATGAGGATCAGTGTCGTACCCAATTTCAACCGTGTCTGAAGTTCCATGGGTGGTTGTGTTACTAGAATCTTTAAGAATTACTGTTGTGTCATTTTGGCCAGTCGCAGAATTTAAGGTTAAGACAATTTTACATATATCTTTAGACACGCTATTAGCAACTTCTTGAAAATTTAAATTTATTGTTTTTGATGTGCTGTAATAAACACCACTATCAGCATTAACCCAGTTATCACCAGAACCTATAGTACAAACCCCACCACTCGCAACCGCCCCAGTACACACCTGTAACGGATTAAAGGCATTAACTGGCACTGCAAAAGCTAATAAAAATAAAAATAATAATTTCTTCATCAGTCGGCCACCCCACCATCAGTTGGTGCAACATCAATATAGCCAATGACTTTCCAGTAGTCAGCAGCGATACACATCACAAAAACCATTGACCCGTCTACATCTAGTTCATCCCCTGCGGTAAGTGTAGAATTATCAGCAAGGATAAAAATATTAGATGCATCGTCTGAGGTCAAACTATACTGGTCTTTGTTAGCACTGATTAAGACCACCCAATTTCCAACATCGGCGGCGGCATCACAAGCAGTGGCCGGTATATCGGCATCACCCGTATCAGTACCGTAATTTACGGCATTAACAGCTATTGTGATTGCTCCTGAAGTATCGGTTGTTACTTTTGCCTGACCACTTAATGATCCGGTGGTTTTCCAATCTCCGGTAAGTTCCTCCGTTGACGCATTATCAGCTTTACCAGAACCATTACCAATAAGGATTTCATTTTCAGGTAAGTCTATGTCCATTGAGGTTATAGACTGTAAAGCACTGTCAGCAAGGTCAAGGCTGGCGTTTACTGAAGTATCAAGTTTCGTCTCGTCAATACTGCCAGCTATGATATCGGCTTTTATGTCTTGTCCCGTTACGGTCATATCAATTTCATCTGTATCTGTCACAGTTACATCACCCGTATTCATTCCAATGTTATTGTCGAGTATGACATTTAAAACGTCAGCATGACTATACCAAGGGTCATCATATGTTTCTACATATTCATATGTTGCTAAATTTCTGGGAGCAACAAACAATGTTTCAAGTAGAGTTAAAAGTTTACCTTGCCCAACTATGTTTGGGTGTGTTCCAAATGCTTTCGTGTCATAATCACCAGGTACTGTTAATACGGTATTCGTTTCTAAAAAAGTTATCGAAGAGTCTGTACCATGCGCCGCTTTCAGTTTAGTGTTATAGGCTCTTGCCCAAGCAGTTCTGCTAACATCGGTTAGTATCATGGGTGATATCGGGATATCTCTTAATATGATATTACTGCTCGCCGCCTTAGCCCTTACAATCGTTGCCGACTGCACAGCTAACATCTCAGTTGAGTTGTCATCGCCACTATCATTTGTATCATTAGTACCGCCACCAATAAATATTATTGGCTGTTTCGGGTTCGCATCCAGCTCAGCAAAAAAAGCTGTCTGTATTTCTGTTAAAGTTGTTGTTGGTGCCGCTAATTGATTTAGTTCTAGATTATTACCAGTAGCAAACAAGTAAGCGTAGACATCTTGTTTTAATGTATAATATTCACCACCCTTATCTTCATAGGCTGCTTCATCGATTGAGTCACCTACAATAAGTACAGTCGGTGGCATTGTTTCGCGCATTATAATATATTCAATATCATAACTCCTTGCTTCAGTTGTTGAATCGCTTTGTATTCCAAACGCAAGAGTCCCGTCATTTTCTGCTTCTAGGGAACTTAGAGTAATGATTGACCATACATCTTTTTCTAAATAATATGTCCCTGTAAAACCGCCTGTGCCCCAAGACGTAACAGTGATTGTTAACTCTTGAGCATCTTCAGTCTTTGCTCTACACTTAACAATTACAGTGTAAAATTTACCTGCAATTCCTATGGCTCCCATTTGTGATATATTGACTCTTTTGGCGCTGCCCGTGACACCCTTTGATATGTTTTGATATCCTGTATATTTTGTTATTGTTGTATCTGTGGTAACCCAACTTGCATTGCTGAAATCACCAGAATAAAGCAAAATGTTATTTATATTTGTAATACCAAGATGATTCTCAGTGTCAAGTTTCGAGGCTTCAAGCCCTGAGTATTGAGAATTGGTTGCGTTGTCACCGCTGTTTTCACCGGATGTATTCCCAAGCAAGGTAATGTCAGCATCTGTCACAAATTTTTTATTCGTTACTTCCGTAATCTCATCAGTATCATAGTCACCAGACTGTGGTGTAACAACACCAGTCCTTCCAAACACGCTATCTACGTCTACGTCTACGTCACCGCCCCCGCCCGGCCCAGAAGATTGAGCATAGGAAGTGGTGCTGAATAAACAAAACAAAAATACAAGTAGTATAATTTTTTTCATAATAAATCCTTAAATAATGTTCATGTCGCCAGACACATCAACTCGTCCAGAAGCCTCGCCAGACAACCCAAGTTCACCAATGTTGCCTTTTGAATTATCAAGTGTCCAGAAAGTATTATTAGCCATAGGTATATAGTTGTCGGCATCTTCGTTAGCAATTACCTTTAGAATACCGCCACAGATGTTATATATAACAATACGTGGGTAAATAGGGTCAATTTCAACTTCTTCTGTAACACCAGCAACAATGTCATCGTGAAACATGCTTTTAATCGGGGGTGGGTCAACTTGAGGTAAATGCGATACAAGGTTTAAATCATCGTCTGAAAAGTATCTGTCGGTGGTAAATCTTTCACCAGCCAAAACAGTTTTGTCATAAAACTTTGTGGTTGATTCACCACTGAAGTCATAAGTTGGACTCATATCTTTTACTCCTATTTTTTGGGTTCTTTTACTGGCTTAGGTTTGGCTTTAGTCTTGGGGTCGTTTGCTGCCTTTGGTTTTTCTAAAGTCTTTTCTTGGATAGATTCAGCATCAGATTCAAATTCAAGTTCTGGATACAGCTTGTCCTCAAGTGCCTTAATCTGCCTTGTTCTTGACCACCCACCTATACCAACAATCTTTGCTATCTTTTTATTATCAACACCAAGAACCTTATTTAAAGGCCCGTGTTTAACTCCAAATAATGCTTTCGTTTTACCCTCAAGGTCAATAGTCTCACTAACAGGGAAAGAAAACTCTAGAAGCTTTTCTGGTTTCTCTTTTACTTTTTTAATAATGGGTTCCTGCTTTTTGTCAAACCCAACACAGTCGTCTACTTCAAAATATTCTGGAAAATTTGAAACCTTGCTTTTAAGGAAGAATATGTTTGACCAGAAATCAAACCTTAAGTATCTCTCAAAGTATGCTACTTCATCTGAAGTTCTGTCTGACATCGGGCCACGTGTTTCTTTCACAGAGGCAAAAGTTCCTTTTGATGTGCCTGTCATTATGTCTGTTGGTTCGTTTATACCAGCAGCGACAAGTTCTTTAATGTCGGTATCTTCGTCTCTGAGAGGGGACAGCTGTGGGTTTACACACTCCAGCTTCATTCCGGGTGGAACTACTAAAGTTGCACCGGGTGTCTTCTTCGCTGCTATACCAGTTGACGCTCTTTGCTCTGCTGTCATTGCATTCCAAAGCCTGAACGCCTTGGTGTCTTCTATAGTAAAAACCCAAAGGTATGAACCTGATGATTTCTTGTGGTCAACTTCGTATTTCTTAAGGTTTTCGTAGTGGTTAAGCCATTCGAGGGTTGTTCTGAGGTAGGATACCGCTCTTTTGGTAACGAACCCTCTGTCCCAAGATACTACAAACTGGTTGTATCCGTTGAACTGTTTGAACTTTGACTTGCGACTCCTTGAACCAGACTGCAAACTTCTATCATAATCTTTATCTTTTGATATGGTTTTAAGTAGTTCTGGATACCTTGCCATAAAAATAGATGGTATCTGCACCTTCTCTGTTCCGTTGTCTATCAAATAAAATAGAGGCATAAGTGTCTTTGTGGGATGCCATATAATACCAGAATCGTCAGAACCACCAGATATGTTAGATGGGTCTAAAAAGTCAACCTCTATAAATCCATCAGGGTGAAGTGTTAAAACAAGAAATAGTTCACCCTCAACGTTTGCTCTTGCAACGTATTTAGGCCAATAGTTGTATAGTCTGTTTCTCTGGTCTTCTTCAATCTCCTGAACTACCTTCATTATTTCGTATATACCGGAAGTAGTCTCAAAACCAAGTCCAGTAAGTCTACCCATTTGTCCACGGACAGCTGTATTTATATAAGGTGTTCGGTTGAATTTGCGCCAACATTCGGCTTGGAGTGCTTGTCTTACTGAAGAAGAATCATCTTTGTCGTCCGAGGATAGTGTGAACCCATCTGGGTCTGCACCAACATTATCACCATCAGATGGGTCATATTGCCATGGTGCTGAAAACTGCAACCCTTCCAGAACCTCATCTGGGAGGTCATCTATAGCTTGCGAAACCTGCTCTGGTGTC